TAGCAACTCAACAAGACTCCAAAAAAGACAAAAAAGAAGACTTGATTTTCTAGCTTAAAAACGGCTAAAACCACGCTCTTTTTAACTGTCGGGGCGACGGGATTCGAACCCACGACCCCCTGCTCCCAAAGCAGGGAAAGTGCTACTTGAAGCCGTTGAGTATCAATGGTTAAGAGATAAGGGATTTGTTTGCAGCGGGTAAACAGCGGGTTTCTTCGGATGGGGAATCAAAGATGAAACCTTCACCAGTGAGGAGCCAGCGGGGGGAAATGTTGTAATCCTGTACGAGGTAGGCGAGCCAGGCAGACTGGAACATGTCGCGGGAAGGGTCTTTTTCGAGGGTATTCATGTTCCAACGGTTGATGCCGTGGCGATTGGTGAAGGTCTGCTTGCCGCGTATGATTTTGTTTGCCTTTAGTATCTTGAGGGCTTCGAAAAAGCGGCGGATGATTGCTTGGCTGTGTTCTGATTGCATAGGCAGGGAAATTGTTGTGGTGGAAGACTGTTGTTTGGTGGAAGGGGATTGTTGTGCTTATTGTTGCTTTTGTTTGGTGAAGGCTCGTTCGAATCGTTGGTCAATGGCTTCTTTGCGCTGTTGAAGGAGCGTTTCCCATTGGCATATCTGCTTGTGTGTGTAATCGAGTTGTCCGTTAGCTATGGCTGTCTGTTGCTCCACTGTCATCACTGGCAGGTAACGTTCGAGCGTCATGAGCTTATATAGTCGTTCTTTTACTTCGTCAGTTCCTATCACGATCATATTACCTTCTCCAAGAAGCAGCCAGCGTGCGTTGAGTTCGGGGAATTTTTTCAGGAGGGCTATAATCGGCTTGCTTCCTATTCCGCTATCTCCCTGTATAAGGCGGTTAAGGTATTGAGGTGACCAGCCCATAAGATGGGCGAACTCTGTCTTTTTACCGCCCGTCTTGTATTGTATGAATTGTTGGAGTCGGGTGTTCATGGGGTCTGTATTTTTTCAATGATACTGAAAAACCTATCTGCTTGTTCTTTGTTGTTACGTATGGCTTCAGCAAGAAGTTTGCGCATTTCGGAAAGCTCGTCGAGTGCCTTATTAAGAGATGTATTTTCGGTTACATTACTTCCGGCTATCTGTGTGCTGTTATCACCTATCGGGCTGTTGATGATTGTATGATTGGACGACTTGAGCATTTCGCCTTCGCCAGTAAGCAACCAAACCTTATCTAAGTCTATATAGAAGTTCAATATTTTTTCTATAACCTTATCTGATAAATCACGTCCTTCTTTTCTAGATTTACCTAGTGTGCCAATAGATAATCCAATTTGTTTTGTTACTTGATTATCATTCAGCCCCTTGGTTTTCATATATTCATCGAATCTGTCTACTCGTCTCATAATACAGGTATTGAAAATATTTCTATAATATTGTGGGGTTATATAGAAGTTTATTCTATCTTTGCACCGTGTAAAACAAAAACGGCTTATAAAATCGCCGTAAAAATACGAATTAAACGCGGAATAAACAATTCAGTTGAATCATGGTAGATATACGAACACAACACGAAAAGGAGCGGGATGCCCGCCACGAGTCAATTTGTCGAATGTTCCTCGATTGGAGCAATGAGCATCCTGAGCTTGCTCCGCACCGTATTATGAGTGTGATTGCAAATCAGTATAAGATGTCGGTGCCGGGCATTAAGTCAATTATTGTGCGTAACGGATTGTATCAGTGTAATCAGGGAAAAAATGGGAGCAAAAAGGATTAGCCGAATCATCACGATCGGCAGGAATATACTAATCAGTTCATTGTTGATTGGTGCATGCATCTTCGCAGGCCGCTCGGATTACCAAGATGCGGTGCTGAGCGAAATGAAGAATAACGGTGCTTATTATAAGCTGTCTGAACTTCATCCCGATGCAAACGAGGCTGAACTCATTGACCTCTATGAGGAGCAGAATTGAGGAGCACTAAACAACAATAACCAAACCAAACAACAACGATATGACAACAATGGAACCTAAGGTATCTGACGCGGGCAGATACTCCGTCATGGAGACATGTGCGGCACTGGAGATTCACCGCAACACCTTATGTAAATGGACGCGTGAGGGCAAAATTAAGTGTGGCATCCGCAGGGTAACGAACAGGCTGTTCTACACGGGTGCAGAAATCAAAAAGGTATGGAGGATGCAGTTATGATGACTCAGCGAGACAGGCAGCTTATGAAGTGGGCGAAGGCTATGCCCGATGAGCTTTGGTTTGAAGTAGACGACTACATTGACGAAGCAGAGACAGAGGAGGCGCGTGAGCAGCTCAGAGGCATCAGGCGGTGGTTGTACCGCAAAGAGGAGTGCCGATGTGGAATGATTTAGATACGAGCATATGGCTGGATATATAGAAACGGACTTTTGCAACATTTTTCATCCTGCTGTGGGTCACCTACCGACCTATGCATTTGACCTGTATGACTTGCCCGATGAATTGTCTTTCATCACCCTCAAGGTGAGTGTGTGCTACTTCGCCGAGCAGGATACGAAGGTCGGCGAGATTATGAACATCATCCTCAAGGTGGATGTATCACAGGTGACGGTAGACGAACAAGGCCGCATGGCTACTCATGAGTTGCGCCATGCGTGCGAGGAAGCCGCCAAGGATTATCTCATCGGTCGTTACGGCACGTGTGACTATGTGGAAGTGAACGACTGGGAAGCTTTGAACGAGCGTAATATTTTCAACCCTTATTAATAATGAATATGCAACAAGAAATTATTCAGGTGCAGCAGGCTGATGTGCTGCAAGCGATGAACCGCAGCGAAATTGACATGCAGATTGCTACGGCTAAGCAATTCCCCCGTGAGCTGCCGAAGGTGCTCAACATGATTGAGACGCTGGCAACGATGGACACGGACACGGCGACTGACTGCTTCTATGTGCTTCGCCGTGGCGGTCAGGGCGGAAGCTCCACGATTGAGGGATTGTCGGTGCGCATGGCGGAGATTATTGCCGGGGCATGGGGGAACCTCAGGGTACAGACGCGCATTATCGGCAACGACGGGCGCACGGTGACGGCTCAGGGCATCTGTCACGACCTGGAGACGAACCTTGCCGTGAGCGTGGAGGTGAAACGCCGCATCACGGACAAGTATGGCAAGACCTACTCGGAGGATATGCAGGTCGTGACGGGCAATGCAGCCAGTGCGATTGCTTTCCGCAACGCGGTGCTGAAGGTTGTGCCCAAGGCGGTGACGAAAAAGGTTATTGAACGCGTGAAGGAGGTGGCACTGGGTCAGTCGCTTGACCTGGAGACACAACGGCAGAAGATGATAGAATACTTCGCCAAGCTTGGCGTATCGGAACAACTCTTGCTGGAATACCTGGGGCGCACGAAACGCGAGGAAATCGACAAGGAATGTGTGTACGAGCTGCGCGCTACGGCCAATGCCATCAAGGAAGGAACGACCACCGTGCAGGAGTGCTTCGTCAAGCCTGTGGAAGAACGCCGACAGGCTGCTCTGGCCAAGGCGAAGGCAGAGGAAACGAAGGCGAAGGCCGAGAAGGCACTGCAGCGTCAAAAGAAGTCTGAACAAGAATAACAACAACAACAACAACAATCATGAGCTTTACAATAATCAGACCCCGAGACCATGCTGAATGGATGAAACACCGCGAGGGCGGTATCGGTTCGTCGGAGGTAGGAACCATCCTGGGGCTTAATCCGTTTGAGACCCCCTACCAGTTGTGGAGGCGAAAGCGCGGCATTGACCCGCCTAAGAAGGAGAATTTCGCGATGCGTGCCGGTCATTATCTGGAGGACGCGGTAAGCCGATTCTATTCGGACGCTACGGGTAAGGAAATCATCAAGCGGTCGGCTGGTGACTGGCTGGTGGTGGACGGTGAGCGTACGTACCTGAGAGTGAGCCCTGACCGTACGTTTTGGATTCCTGACCGCCCGCGCTCTGACCGCAATAAGGGCATCCTGGAATGTAAGACCACTCAGATGCAAGTGGACGCGGACAACGTGCCGCAACACTGGTTCTGCCAGTTGCAATACCAGCTTGGCGTGGCTGAGTTGGAACAGGGTGCACTGGCCTGGCTGACAATGGGCAGGGAGTTCGGATACCGAGATATCATGTTCGACGCAGAGTTCTACGGCTGGATGGTGGACGAGGTGGAACGCTTTTGGGTAGATAACATTCAGGGCGGACAGGAACCTCTGTTGCAATCGGTAGACGATGTGCTGCTCCGTAATCCGCGCCATGTAGCAGGCAAGACAATAAAAGCCGATGTGGCGATGGTGGAGATGTGTTCCGAACTGAAGACGTTGAAGGAAGACGGCAGGGCTATCGACACGCGCAAGACGGAGCTGGAGAGTGCCATCAAAATGACGCTGGGTGACGCAGAGGCACTGGTCGCAGCAGACAACCCGGGGCAGGTGCTGGCCACATGGCGGGCGGCTAAGGATGGGTGCAAGTTCGACGAAAAGCAGTTTGCGGCTGACCACCCTGAGCTGTACGAGCAGTACCAGCGAACGGTTCCCGGTTCGCGCCGATTTCTGCTGAAATAGGCTGGCACAACGACATTGAAATAAAAAAAGAGCAGCGGGCAGGTTGCGGCCATGTGGAAGCAATCGGAAGGTGTGCGGCGGCGCATCCCTTGCTGGGAAGCATTGTAGATGCATAGCAGTCAAAGAAGGAATTCCTCCCGGGGATTCACATCTTACACAGGGGTTCGACTCCCCGCGCTGCTCCAAAAAGATTTTGCAATTCATATTGTTTAGGTGGGCACAGGCAGGCCGTGAGGGTCATCCCTGTGTCCTGATGAAGGCGAAGCGTGCTCCCAGTCCCGAGGCACGGGTAAAATTGGCGGGACTCAACGGTTCAGGTATTGGTATTATTAGAATGTAGTTAGTCACAGGGGGTTCGATTCCCCCCTTCGCCACGAAATTGTTTCACTTTAAAAAAATGATTCATGAATAACCTCTATGGTAGTATCTGCCTTTCAGACATTCCGAAGGAACTCATTCAGGTAGGCAAGAATGGTAAGAAGTACCTCAATATCTATGTTAACGCTCGCCGTGAGCCATCGCAATGGGGGCACACGCACTATATCAAGGTTGCGGGTCGGATTCAGGGCCAGAACACTCCCTACATCGGCGACTTGAAGCCATCGTCTCAGACAACAACGACGGCTCCCAGTGCGAACGATACCCAGCAGATGAACGATGTGCCATTTTAGCCCGCAACAACGATGGAATATAAGCTACGCGATTACCAACAACAGGCCGTTGAAACGGCTGTACGCTTCTTCGGGAGCCCGACCAAACGTAATGGCATTATCGTTCTGCCGACAGGTGCAGGTAAAAGTCTGGTCATTGCCAACATAGCTTATCGACTTGATGCGCCAGTCATCATCTTCCAGCCTTCGCGTGAGATACTGGAGCAGAATTACAACAAGCTGTGCAGCTACGGTGCCTTGGGTGCAGGCATCTTCTCTGCATCGTTCAACCGCAGGGAAGTTTGCAAAATCACCTTCGCCACGATTGGCAGCGTGAAGAACTACACAGACTACTTCCGCCGATTCCGCTACGTAATCATTGACGAATGTCACTATGTCAATGCAGAGTCGGGAATGTATCGTGATTTCATCGCCGCCACCGGGTGTAAGGTGCTCGGGCTGACAGCTACTCCTTATCGCCTGTACAGCAGTAGGTTCTACGGGTCTATGTTGAGATTTCTCACGCGTACCCGACCGAGAATATTCGACGATGTGCTTTACTACGTGGATGTAGCTACGCTGTTACAGCGCGGTTATCTAGCTCAGATGAACTACTACCAGCTGAACATGATTAACCAAGCAACCCTTCGTGTTAATTCTACTGGAGCGGACTACACGGACGCTTCCGTGCGTAGGGCTTATGCTGAAGCGAAGTTCAACGATAGTCTGGTCAATATCATTCAGCGGTTGTTAGTAGCAGGTCGCACTTCCATTCTAGTGTTTACGCGGTTCATCGAGGAGGCGGAGCATCTTGTTGAGTCGTGTTCGGGTAAGGCTGCTGTGGTCAGCGGTAACACTCCCAAGGCAAAGCGTGAGGCCATTCTTAGCGCATTCAAGTCCAAGCGTCTTCATGTGGTGGCTAACGTGGGTGTACTGACTACGGGGTTCGACTTCCCTGAGCTTGCTACGGTTGTACTGGCTCGCCCTACCATGAGTTTGCACTCTATTACCAATGTGCGGTCGCGCTA